CTTAAAAATGCTGCCGCAACTAAAAAATTAGCTATATTCGATGCTTTTGAAATACTTGCTAGAATAGAAGAGGAGGATGAAAGATTAAATGAAAACCCAAAAGAAGCTAAGGAAGAAAAAGCTTTTAGGGGTTTTGCAGAAGGAAGATCTAGATAATGTACGAACAAACCTTAGTAGCAGTATTAAAAGACTATATTAAACCTAAGATATTAAAAAGGTTAAACAGGTATAAGAAATGGGAGTACGGCTATAACGAAGAGCACGACGTAGTTGTGATCAGTAGAACCGGGCAGATAGGAGAGGTTTACGAAATACAAGGAATAAAAATAGCATTACCAAAAGAAGATGATGTTATTAAATTTGAAGGCAACAAGTGGAAACACATGGAGTACCCAAAAGAGCTTTCAAAAATAAAATCGGTATTTGATTGGGATGAATACCCTTCACAATTTAAAGAAAAGTGGTATGACTATATTGATACAGAATTTAAAAGGCGTGAAGAAGGTTTTTGGTTTTTTAATAAAGACAAGCCTTCTTATATTACTGGCACTCACTACATGTACTTGCAGTGGTCCAAAATTGATGTTGGGGCAGCAGACTTTAGGGAATCAAACCGATTATTCTTTATATTCTGGGAAGCTTGTAAAGCAGATGTACGGTGTTACGGAATGTGTTATCTTAAAAACCGACGGTCAGGTTTCTCTTTCATGGCATCAGGCGAGACGGTTAATCAAGCAACAATATCCACAGATTCACGATTTGGCATTTTATCAAAGTCCGGGCCAGACGCCAAAAAGATGTTTACTGATAAGGTCGTACCCATCTCAGTTAATTATCCCTTCTTCTTCAAACCAATCCAGGACGGTATGGACAGGCCGAAGACGGAACTTGCGTACAGGGTACCCGCGTCAAAATTTACTAGAAAAAAGCTTGACACCAATGAGAAGTTACAAGAGATCACCGGGCTCGATACAACGATCGACTGGAAGAACACCGGGGACAACTCGTACGACGGTGAAAAATTAAAACTATTGGTCCACGATGAAAGTGGTAAATGGGAAAGACCTACAAACATATTAAATAACTGGAGAGTTACAAAAACTTGTTTGAGATTAGGTTCAAAAATTATAGGTAAGTGTATGATGGGTTCAACATCAAATGCTTTAGATAAAGGTGGCGAGAACTTTAAAAAACTATATTATGACTCCGACGCAACAAAAAGAAATGCAAATGGACAGACTCGTTCGGGACTCTATAGCTTGTTCATTCCTATGGAATGGAACTACGAAGGCTACATTGATTCTTATGGATTTCCTGTATTTGAAACGCCAAAAAAACCAGCTGAAGGGCCTGACGGATCGCTTATAAAACAAGGTGTAATTGAATACTGGACCAATGAAGTTGAAGGATTAAAAGGAGATCAAGATGGTTTAAACGAATACTATCGTCAGTTTCCAAGAACAGAGCAACACGCTTTTAGAGACGAAGCAAAGCAATCTCTGTTTAACTTAACAAAGATATACGAACAAATAGATTATAACGAAGACCTTAGGAATACATCAATAATAACCACCGGAAGTTTTATGTGGGAAAACGGTATAAAAGATACTAAGGTGATATTTGTACCAAATAAAAACGGTAGATTCAACGTTAGTTGGGTACCACCTTTGCAGATGCAAAATAGAGTTATAGTGAAAGGTAATACAAAATATCCAGGTAACGAGCACTGTGGCGCTTTTGGATGTGATAGCTATGATATATCAGGTACAGTTGACAAGAGAGGTTCTAACGGAGCTTTGCACGGTTTAACTAAGTTTAGTATGGAAGATGTTCCGCCTAATAGATTCTTTTTAGAATATATAGCTAGACCACAAACTGCTGAGATATTTTTTGAAGACGTATTAATGGCTTGCATATTTTACGGTATGCCAATACTTGCGGAAAACAATAAACCTAGATTACTGTATCATTTTAAAAGAAGAGGCTATAGAGGCTTTTCAATGAACAGGCCTGATAAAAGATTAAACAAATTATCTATAACTGAAAGAGAAATAGGTGGTATACCGAACTCTAGTGAAGATATTAAACAAGCACACGCCGCAGCTATAGAATCATATATAGAAACTTGTGTTGGACGAACAGAAGCTGGTTATGGTGATATGTACTTTCAAAGAACATTAGAAGACTGGGGTAAATTCAATATAAACAATAGAACAAAGCATGATGCTTCTATAAGTTCTGGTTTAGCAATAATGGCTTGTAACAAAAACCTATATTCACCGGTTAGTCCAGTGCAAAAAAAGGTTTACGATTTAGGAATTAAAAGATATGACAATAGAGGTTCTACGTCTAAAATATTAAGATAAATGAAAATACAAACAAATACCGATAGTTCTTTCCCTAACCAGGTTGTTAGCGACGAAGTAAAAGCTAGTTATGATTACGGCTTGCAAGTCTCTAGAGCTATTGAACAAGAATGGTTCAATCAAGGAAGAGGCAACGGTAATAGATACTTAAATAATTGGAATAGCTTTCATTCACTACGTTTATACGCAAGAGGAGAGCAATCAATACAAAAGTATAAAGATGAATTGTCTATAAATGGTGATTTATCTTATCTTAATTTAGACTGGAAGCCGATACCAGTTATATCAAAATTTGTTGATATTGTTGTGAACGGAATGTCAAACAAATCATACGACATAAATGCTTTTGCTCAAGATCCATTTTCTGTAAAAAGCAGAACTGATTATGCAGCGTCGGTTGAAAAAGATATGAATACCAAAAAAGCTTTGTTAAATATAAAGCAAAACTTAGGTATGGACTTTTCAACAACAGGAGACTTAGAAAGTTTACCTGAAAATAGAGAGGAATTAGACATACACTTACAAATGACTCCTAAGCAAAACGTAGAAATTGCTGAAGAGGAAGTTATAAACAACGTATTAGCTTTTAATAAATACGATCAAACAAAAAAACGCTTAGCTCACGATTTAACAACTATAGGTATTGGAGCTGTTAAAACATCATTTAATAAAGCTGAGGGTATAGTTACTGATTATGTTGACCCTGCTAATATGATTTATTCATATACAGAAGACCCAAACTTTGAAGATATATACTACGTAGGTGAAGTAAAATCCATATCGTTGGCTGAACTTAAAAAACAGTTTCCATCATTATCAGCTTCAGAGTTAGAAAAAATACAGGATATGCCTGGTAATTCTCAGTATGTAACTAACTGGGGTAATTACGACGCTAACACAATTCAAGTTTTATACTTTGAATACAAAACATATTCAGATCAAGTATTTAAAATAAAGAAAACAGACCAAGGGTTAGAAAAGACGTTAGAAAAACCTGACACATTTAATCCTCCTGCTAATGATAACTTTGAAAGAATATCTAGAACAATAGAGGTTTTATATACCGGAGCAAAAGTATTAGGTACAAATATCATGTTAGAATGGAAACTAGCAGAGAATATGACAAGACCTACAGCTGACACTACAAAAGTAATGATGAATTACTGTATATCAGCGCCAAGAATGTATAAAGGGCGTATAGAGTCTATAGTTAGTAAGATTACTAGCTTTGCTGATATGATACAAATAACACATCTTAAATTACAACAAGTAATGTCTAGAATAGTGCCAGATGGTGTATTCTTAGATATGGATGGTTTAGCGGAAGTTGATTTAGGTAACGGTACAACATACAATCCAGCTGAAGCATTGAATATGTACTTTCAAACAGGTTCTGTTGTTGGTAGATCGCTTACACAAGACGGTGAATTAAACAGAGGTAAAGTGCCTGTGCAAGAATTATCGTCTTCGAGCGGTCAAGGAAAAATACAAAGTTTAATAGGTACATACCAGTACTACTTACAAATGATAAGAGATGTAACTGGTTTAAACGAAGCGAGAGACGGTAGCGCACCTCATAAAGATTCATTAGTAGGTTTACAAAAAATGGCCGCTAATGCTTCTAATATTGCAACAAAACACGTACTAGACTCTTTATTATATTTAACAGTTAGAACTTGTGAAAATATAAGTTTAAAAGTAGCTGATGTTATTGAAAACCCTTTAACAGAAAATGCTTTAACAAACGCTATAAGTACATTTAATACTAAAACTCTAGAAGAGTTAATGAATTTACAGTTGCATGATTTTGGTATTTACCTGGAGCTAGAACCAGAAGAGGAAGAAAAAGCTTTGTTAGAACAAAATATACAAGTAGCACTGCAAACGCAAGCAATAGCTTTATCTGATGCAATTGATATCAGGCAAATAAAAAATATAAAGTTAGCTAATCAATTCTTAAAGCTTAGGCAAACTCAAAAAATAAAAAGAGAGCAAGAACAACAGCAAGCTAATATTCAAGCACAAGCGCAGGCAAACGCTGAGGCATCTGAAAAAGCTGCAATGGCTGAGGTGCAAAAACAACAAGCACTCACTCAAGAGAAAGTAAGTATAGAGCAAGCTAAGTCTCAGTTTGAAATACAAAGAATGCAAACTGAAGCTCAAATAAAAAGAGAGTTAATGGCTGAAGAATTTAATTTCAATATGCAACTAGCTCAAGTAAGAGCAAATGCAGAAGGGAGTAAAGAAAAAGAAATTGAAGATAGAAAAGATAAAAGAATAAAAATGCAGGGATCCCAACAGTCTGAGTTAATACAACAAAGACAAACAGAAGGATTACCTAAAAACTTTGAATCATCAGGAAACGATGTGTTAGGCGGATTCGGAATAGAACAGTTCGGCCCTAGCTAATAAACAATTATTTAATTATATTATATTATGTCAGAAGTAAAACAAGAAGGGGATTTTAAAGTTAAATCCAAGAAAACAAGTCCTAAAAAATTAGGCAATCAATCTAATGAGCCTATAAAGGTTAACATAGATGAAGTAAAAGAACCAGTAGCTGAAGAAGTTGCTAAGGTGGTAATACCGGAAGTTAAAGAAGATGCAACTGAAGAACCTGTTGTAGTTGTAAATGATACACCCGAAGTTGAACAAGAAGATGGTATTATAGAAATTGTAGACGAAGAACCTGCTCAAGAGACTGAAGAAGTTATTGAACAACAACCTCAACCAGTAGCAGAACAAAGAGTACTACCTGAAAATATAGACAAACTTGTTACTTTTATGGAAGAGACAGGCGGATCAGTGGAAGACTACGTTAGGTTAAATGCAGACTACTCAAGTGTTGATGATAAAACATTATTAAAAGAATATTACAAACAAACAAAACCTTATTTAGAATCAGATGACGTTAGCCTACTATTAGAAGACTACGACTATGACGAAGACCTAGATGAGGAAATAGATATACGCAAAAAGAAACTTGCGTTTAAAGAAGAGGTTGCTAAAGCAAAAGGCTTTTTGGAAAACACCAAGAGTAAATATTACGACGAAATCAAGTTGAGACCCGGCGTTACTCAGGAACAACAAAAAGCAACAGAGTTTTTCAACCGATACAAAGAAGATCAGAAGATAGCTGAGCAACAGCATTCGGACTTTAAATCAAAAACAAATGATTACTTTACTAATGAATTCAAAGGTTTTGACTTCAATGTAGGTAAAAAGAAGTTTAGATATGGTTTACAAGATCCTAATAAAGTTGCAGAGAACCAATCAAGCATTAACAATTTCGTAGGAAAGTTTCTTGACGAAAGCGGTAATATAAAAGACACGAAAGGTTATCACAAAGCTATTTATATCGCTTCAAATGCTGACAAGATTATTAATCATTTTTACGAACAAGGAAGAACAGATGCTACTAAAGAAATAGTTAATAGTTCTAAAAATCCTAGCACAGAGCCAAGACAAACTGGGACAGGTGAGTTCGTGAACGGAATAAAAGTTAAGTCAATAAGCGGTTATGATTCTTCTAAACTTAGAATTAAAACAAAAAAATTTAACTAAAAAAATTAAAAAATTATGGCAAATGTAAGCCCAGCGTTTGGAAGCTTAATCCCAACGCAAAAAAAGCAAGCCTTAGAAGGCAATTATTTAAACTTTACTGATGGAACGAATGATTTCGCACAGCAGTACTTACCAGAAATCTATGAAGCTGAAGTAGAGCGTTATGGAAACAGAACCTTAGGTGGTTTCTTAAGAATGGTAGGAGCTGAAATGCCAATGACTTCTGACCAAGTAGTATGGTCTGAGCAAAATAGATTACACATTTCTTACGAGAATGTAACAGGAGCTGTAACAGGTACCTCTCCATCTAAAGTATCTACTTTAACTATTCCTGTTGGAGGATCTGGAGCAACTCTTATTGAGAATGTTGTATCTCCTGGTTCTACTATTGTAGCAATAGATAGTGTTACTGGAGCTGAATTAAAATGTTATGTTGTTGCTTCTGGAGCAACTCCTGGTAGCGGATTAGCAGCTGGTGCATTAACTGTAGCGCCTTACTCACAAGAAGGAATAGATCAAAACGTAGGAACAGATATTGACTTAACGGTTAACCCTTTAAAAATATTTGTATACGGATCAGAATATGGAAAAGGAACTGGAGACAGTAACAGAATTTCTGTAACACCTTCTTTTGTTCAGTATTCTAATTCTCCTATCATTATTAAAGACAAGTACGCAATCAATGGATCTGACACTGCTCAGATTGGATGGGTTGAAGTAGCTACTGAGTCTGGTCAAGGAGGTTTCTTATGGTACTTAAAAGCTGAATCTGAAACAAGATTACGTTTTGAAGACTACCTAGAAATGTCTATGGTAGAAGGTGAATTGAAATCTGGAAGTTCAACTGTAACTGCTAAAGGTACTGAAGGTCTTTTCGCTGCTATTAAAGAGCGTGGAAATGTACTAGACGGATTTACTGCTGCTGCTGGATTAGCTGAGTTTGATTCAATTCTTAAAAACTTAGATACTCAAGGAGCTATTGAAGAAAATATGTTATTCTTAAACAGAGAAACTTCTTTAGACTTTGACGATATGTTAGCTGGTGTAGGATCTCCTGCTGCTGGATATCAAGGTGGTAGTTCTTTTGGTGTATTTGAAAACTCTGAAGAGATGGCATTAAACTTAGGTTTCTCAGGATTCAGAAGAGGTTCTTATGACTTCTATAAAACTGACTGGAAATACTTAAACGACGCATCTACTCGTGGAGGCGGAAAAAGTGGTATTGACGGTGTATTAGTACCTGCTGGAACTTCTACAGTTTACGATCAAATATTAGGAACTAACATCAGAAGACCTTTCTTACACGTAAGATATAGAGCTTCTCAAGCTGATGATAGAAGAATGAAAAACTGGATCACTGGATCTGTAGGTGGCGCTGCTACTTCTGATTTAGATGCAATGGAAGTTCACTTCTTATCTGAAAGATGTTTAGTAACTCAAGCTGCTAATAACTTCGTGTTATTCACAAGCTAGTAGCGATGAATTTTATGTAGTAGTTACCCTTGTTGAACTGACAAGGGTAATTATTACTCTTATTAAAAATTATTTAATTATATTATATTATGGCAGCAAATGCAAAAAAGCCTACAGCTAAAAAGCCTGTAGCAAATGAAGAAATAGTACAAGAGCAAGTGGTAATGACAGCTCCAAACAAACAAGAACCAGCAAAACCAAGTTGGGAAATAAAAGATAGAATGTATCTTGTAAAAGGTCAAGCACCTTTGACATATACTATATCTGCTAGACACAGTAGAAAAAACCCTTTATTATATTTTGATAAAGAAACAGGTGCACAAAGAGAAATCAGATATGCAACTAATCAAAACTCTCCTTTTATAGATGAGCAAAAAGGTGAAGCTACACTAGGACATATAATGTTTAAAGAAGGAATTTTATATGTTAAAAAAGAACAACAAAATTTACAAAAATTACTATCTTTATATCATCCGCTACTAAATAAAAAGTATTATGAACATAATCCGGTAGCTATAGCAGAGGATGAATTAGAAGATTTAGAGGTTCAAATAGATGCGATGATGGCTGCAAGAACTATGGATATTGATGATGCCGAAGCAATACTTCGCGTTGAGTTAGGGTCTAAAGTTTCAACCATGACAACTAAAGAATTAAAGAGAGATCTTTTACTGTTTGCAAAGAAAAATCCAGATTTATTTATGGAACTAGCAAATGATGACAATGTTCAATTAAGAAACATAGCTGTAAAAGCTTCTGAAATGGGTATTATTAAATTGTCACAGGATCAAAGAACATTCACTTGGGGATCGAACGGTAGAAAATTAATGACTGTACCTTTTGATGAAAATCCTTACTCTGCAATGGCAGCTTACTTTAAAACCGATGAAGGTGTAGAAGTTTATAGGTCAGTAGAGAAAAACTTAGAATAACGTGTAATAATAAAAAGTATAAGAGGTTATAATAGCATAGCCTCTTATA